TAAGAAAAGCCGATAGATTTTAACATTATTTTACAGTAAAATAATGTATAATAATGTAAAGTAATGTAAAATGCTGTCAAGAACTGTAAAATAATAGGGATAGATTTGATTCTATCCCTACTTTTTAGCTATACCTTAATATTATATTTTTTATTTTTACATATACCATTTAAACGGATAAGGGGCTTCGTTTTCTCGTGCCTCTTCTGCGTTTTTGTGGAGCTGTATCAAGTTATCAGCTGTGTCGTCGATCACAAAACCATCTGCTATTTTCCCAAATTTATATCCGCGACAAATTTTTATTCTATAATTTTTATCTATCCTTGCTAATGTTTCCCATGCTTTTAACTCTTCGGCAGGCATTTGTGCTAAGTATTCTTCCTCACAATGACACGTAAATTCTATTATTGTCATCATCAAGTTTATTGTACGTTCTATATCTCTTTCTTTTTCCGTTTTTTCATCTCCATCATCGTCAACAAGTTTTTCATATAATTCTTCTGCAAAATCCGGAATATACCATTTATCTTCTAAATAGTTTTTATCAACAGAATCAAAAAATTCTTTACCTGGAATAGGCTCTTCGTTTTCTGGATAGACTTTATCGACAAAATCAAAAAACTCTTCAACTACAATTTTAACTGCCTTTTTCAGAGCTTCATTTTCCAAAGAAATATAATTGCTGTACAAATCGCATGTTCTATCCAACAACCATCCCCATTCTTCGTGCCCTCTCGGCCAATCATTTTTGGCAAGTGGCTTGCACTGCGTTGCTGCTTCAATTACTCGTTTCATTTTTTCTTCATTCATTCTTGTTTTCCCGTTCCTTTCTTTTTATTAAAAATTCGTGACTTTAACCAGAAGTTTTTGACTATGCTCTAATATCATGTACAACTGGTGAAAGATCCTGGACTCTGCTTCCTATTGCTATAGGTGGCAACCATCTGATCACAAGTTTTCTGTTTCCTGCCTTTTCACTCCCTATCCAGAAATGATGCCAGTGTGCGCGGCGTACATGCGGAGTCTTTTTACTTCCTGCGGCAGAGGGTAGTGTATCAAGGTTTTGTTCATTTGCTTCTGTCTTGTTCTTGTATACATTGATTTCCCTAACGTTCCTTATTTCAGCTCCCACACGGTATCCTGCATCCAATACCTTGGGAATCTCCTTTGCACCAGAACGAACATATTTCTTTCTTGCTTTCTTGTTTTCTTCATTCTCGACAATATCTACATTCTGTGACAGTATAAACAGAATCATTTGTATTGTGCTTTGAAATATTTCGCGATCTTTTCTATATGTTTCTTCAAATTTCTCCGAAAACTCCGGCAGCCCCACTCTTTTATAGTTATCAATTCCACTGGAAATTGTATGGTCTATGCATTTTTGTAATTTATCAGACGATAAGGTTAAAAAATAGCTCCTTGATTCAATTCTGTTTTCATCGTCATTAAAGAAAAGTCTTTCAATCCTTAATTCATATAATTTAAATTCAAAATCATAATTCAAATATGTAAACCTTGATTCATCACCAACTTGAAGACATAAACATTTATATGGCAAATGAAGTAACATGTTTACCGGAACTTTTTCTATTCCTTCTGTTTCTCTTAATTCACTATAAAAATCTTCATCAAAGCGATAAATTACTTTTGATAAATCCCATGTTGCCACTGCTGAAATCAATCCTGCAGTGGCATTTCTAAGCCTTTTGAAATACTTCGCATCTGGCTCCCCCATTCGTGCTTTTTTGATTTCTAGCAGTATTTTATCATTAGGACAGTACACAATATTTTCGTCCCATTTTGCGCCTTGAGCTTTAAAATCCTCAATCGCAGCTTTTGCTTGATCAGCCAAATCAGGTTCAGCCTTTAAGAATCCTTTGTACAGTTCTAGTGCCAGGATTCGTTTATTCTCAACTTTTTTCTTTCTCTTCGCCATTTTGTCTCCTATTTTCTTCCAACGCCATTTTAACATCCTCTTCGGTCTTTTCAACTGGTAACTCTTCCAATCGCCAGCCCTTATAAGTATACACTGGCCTAGATCTCCGTGAAGACACACCACGTAAACTACTTGCAATTGCAGTAAAACCACCACGCACGCGTCCAGCTGCAATATTTTCTGGTACATCTTCATCAAAGAACCTTCGGCAATTTCTTCTAGCCCAATCCTTCAACGATACTGCTATATAGTAATTTCCTAGAGGATCAATTAAAATCCATTTTTTAGCAGTTCTGTTTTGCGGTCCCGGTTGTCCTTCTGGCAAAGCATGAGCCGCTTTAGTTGCTTCTTTTGCAAATCGTTCGCGAGCCGCTTTTACTAATTGACTTTTCTTTTGAGCTTCAATTAGAGCAGGCGGCATAGGTGTCCCCTTTGGCGTACACAAGCCGTGTTTCTTTCTTAATTGTGCCGCACATTTAGCAGAACAACATTGTTTTGTATCACTCGGATGCCAAATAAATGGCTTTCCACATATTACACAGTTGTGGTATTTACGTCTTCTTACGCATCCACATGTTACACATCTGTAAAAGTGAGATGCCTGCATTTCTTTTATATTTCCGCATTTTAAGCATTTCACTTTCCAAAGGCTTATTCTTTTTCCGGTGTTAGGACTAGCGTATTTATTTTCGGAAGCTCCCAGCACCACCAAATCTCCATGCCGTTCGCCTGTTAAATCTTTCTTTGCCATTGCTGACTCCTTTCCCTTGTCAATATGCACTATTATAAGATAGCAGTACTGTTTGTACATTGTAAGTATTATACAAAAAGTTCTTGACTTTTTTCAAGCCATCACGCTATCTTAAAAATGAAGATGATATTTATTCCGGCTTCGGTCGCTATTCACAGGCAGTGAACCGTCTGTGTGGATTGAAATAAAATTATAATTGTACGTGCGAGTACAGAGAACGTCTGTTTAAACATGCTTCATATCCTCCTATCAAATACTTCCATAGTACAGTGCAACCACCATACCGCCGAAGATCAGCACACTGAGTAGCAAGTCACCAACGCTCTTTGCTACTGCATCAAGCATTTTTTCATGCTTTTCTTTTTTTAATCGTTGCCTTGAATCCTCTTGACCTTTGGCAGAGAATAGCACGCTCTGCACTGCTGCGCATCTTCTCAATCTGCAGGCTTGATTCCCAGATTACCTTCATTTTATCACCTCTTTCCGTGTCACGCAACCTTTTCAATAATAACAACCGCCGACAGTGGCGCTTCATATCTGAAAAAATCGGCTGCATTTTTAAACTGTGAATCCATCACCGGGATATATTCGTCTGGGTAGATGTGAGCTGTAGAAAACTGAATGCAGCCTGGATTTTTTACGGATGCGTGCAATATGCGTTGCTCTGTGTATGCCTTGCCGTCAATTTCGTGCTGCACTTCCCAGTGTGCCACCACACCTGGAGTCTTTACCGCCTCGAATACTCGTGCCCATGACACAAGGGCCACAGCGTCAAGGCTTGCAATTTCTTTCTCAAGCTTCTCCAGCTCATCATCATGAGCCTTGAAAAGCTTTATATGCAGCTCTCGCGGCGCGGCGCTGATAGATACTGTCTTTAAAATCATTGTTTTAACCTTTCTTTTAGTTTTCTTTTTTTGTTCCGGTTTTCCCCGGTAAAGCGTCCCCAGGTCGTGAACCTCGCCGCCCAAAGCGGAGAAACGCAAAACTTAAAATTCCTTGGCGTAGCTTTCAGCATCTGCCAGAGTCCGGCACAGCTTGCAAATATTACTGTATTCACCATCTACAAAAATCTGCACACTGTAACCATAACCGCGAAGTCTTGCCGGGTGAGTGTCGCCCAGCAAGACAATTTTTGTTGTGATCATCGCTTTCCTTTCTCTCTTTCAAGCCATTTTCCGGCCAATTCGCGTTCTTGCTCAGTTGCCTTTGTAATTTTTCCATCTGGATATACGCGGAAGGCGTGCCACTTGTAAACCCCTACAAAATATACAACGTCTTCCTCACTCATGCAGGCATAAAAATCCTTGTGCATGTCATTGCTGCAAAAATCAGCGTGCTCCTTGCCATAGCTCAGAACCTCGCCTGCAGTCTTTAAAAACTTGCCGTTTCCGGCATAGCACCAGCCGCGGCCGCTGTCCTTCGTCCAGATCTGGACATTATAACGGAAACCGTACGCCATAGCCGGGGCACTTTCATTCAGTCTAATAATTTGTAATGTTGTCATAACTTTTCCCTTTCTTGCCTGCCATCATCAGCGCCGGGAGGCAATCCCCAACGGACACCCCAAGCCGGGGCGTTTCGGCTTAATCCTCATGGATTGAATCATCAAAAAAGCTAACCATGTCAACCGCTGCTGTAAATTTTTGCTGTACTGTGAACACTCCGCCGAAGTCCTTGTTATACATCTTCGCCGCTCTGTCTGCAGTATAGTAGAATAGATCGGCCGCTTTGTCTGCGTCATACGTGCCCTTTGCAACTTTCTTTTTCAGATTTTCAATTGCTGGCTTGATCATCTGGCGATACAATGCGCTTTCGTTCGTTGCGTACAAGAAAAGCTCGCGTGCCTCATCAGATGCCTTATAGATCATATTTTTTGTTCTTTTCATATTTTTACTTCCTTTCTGTGTTTGTTGTTTTCCTTGTTTCTGACTGTATTATATAACAACGTACGTGTATATTCAATAGTAATTCTATATAAATGTACGTGTATATTTTTGTGCATTATGTACGTGTATATTTTTATCTTTATAGTGTATAATTATGTTAGAGGTGGAAAAGGGGCCTCTATAATATATGGAAAGGAAAGAAAAACCTATGGCAATATCAGACGCACACAAGCAAGCTACTATAAGATATGCAAGCAAGACTTATAAGCGTGTGCCGCTCGATTTGCGGCACGAAGATTACACCAGACTACAAGAGGCGGCAGCAGCTACAAGCCTATCAGTCAACGGCTATATAAAAGCCGCGATAGCCGAAAAAATCAGCCGCGATAGCATCCGATCAGCGGCACCAGATGCAGAAGGACCTGCAGCGGCTACACCGCCAGAACTGGAAACGGTAGACCTGCAAAGGCTCCTGACTGATGCACGGTATCAGCTTGATATCATGGATATATACGGCCAGGAGCAGACGCAGCGGCTACTTGATCAGGCACGAAGCAAATAAAAAGGTGGGCATTTTCGCCCACCTTATTTTTTATGCTAGCTCTTTTTGTGCTGTGCCTGTATAGCTCTGTGAGCCGTACTTAAGTCTGATTGTTGCCATATCTGCACCGCCGCGGCGACCGTGCCAACCTTCTTTTTCTTCTCTCCAGTACCACATTTTTTTCTTGCTAGAAAAGAAGCATCCAGCCGCCTTGATGATATCTTTCACTGGGTAAGTATCACCAGATACCCACACCCAGGAGCCACAAATCTCTATAGTGATGCCTGCAAGCCCTGCCAACTTTTCAAGTACGGCGCGCATTGCATCAGTAACACCATCACCAGATGCAGAAGGACCTTCAGCACCTGCGGCACTCTTTGTGCTCTCTGCGCTATCCTTTGGAAGTACCTTGAAAAGCTTGTCATACTCTGCATTGATCTCCTGCATGATTTCAACGCTACCGCCATTGTCTGGGTGATACTGCTTAAGCAGCTCTTTATACTTTTTGCGTAACTCCTGTACATCCTTCACACCTTCAAAAAATCTTCTTGTCATATCTTTTTACCTTCCTTTTTTCTTTTTTTATATTTTGTTGTCAAAGTGTTTTGCTTCTTTGCTATGTATATATAGTAGCACGCTCAAGCGTGTATGTCAAGTACTTTTTGCACGTTTTAGCGTGTATTTTTTACTTGACTTTTTGCACCGCAGAAGCTACTATATATATGTAAGCATTTGATCACGAGGAGGTATAAAAGTTGTTACAATACAAAATTGATGTGCTAGAAGCACTAAAAAAGGTGGGAGTTACTTTTTCAAGCTGCCGCAAGAGCAAAATCTTTTCTCAAGCTACGCTTTCGCGCTTTCGCAAAGGAGATGCAAGCATTGATGCAGAGACTTTAAACCGCCTTTGCTGCATCCTAGAGTTGCAGCCGCGCGACTTGATCCGCTATACAGAGGAGCCGGCAGACACTGCATTATATAAGGAAGTACACGAACTGAAAAAAAGTTAAAAAAACTTTTAAAAGCCTCTTGACATACACGCTTTAGCGTGCTATACTTAAGGCACAAAGAGAGAAAGGAAACCCCACAGGGGCAAAGGTAAAAAGATATGTCAAAGAAGCAGCAGTATACAACAAAGTTTTATGAAAGCAACGGCGGTATTATTGATGCAGTAACACGCGATGAAAGCGGCAAGGTTGTAAACGTTTTCAGCGGTTTCCAAGATGGTTCCATCACAGGTTTGGAAGTCCTGGCAGCGGCTCGCGAAAACTGGCCAGGTGCAGACCCGTTCGAGTCTTGTCAGTGGGGCGGAAAGACTATGGAAGAAGTAGCAGAAGAGCTTGAGGAGATGGAGTATCATCCGGAGTATGGTGATTTGATCGCAGAGACGAAGCCAACACCAGACTACTACACAGACGCCCAGTATATCGAATCTGTTGAGTTTAACTGGAGCCGCATGGGGTACGCAGGACTTGACCTTTTTAAAGATTTAGACGCGCCGGAGGCCGTAGCATATCGCATCAAGTCTAGCAGAGAGTGGAACCCGGACGACTGCCGCCGACTGTGTGAGCTGGCTGACATGGTGGACGAGTACGACAGCGCCGACAGTGACACCGTAGAGGACGTAGTAAGCGCAGCAGCCGACAAGCTCGGCGTTGAGATCTGGTAAAGACTAAAGCACCCACCCCGGAGGTTACGAGGGCAGAAAGGAAGACTATGAACAGAAATAAAGTTTTGGGCGTAAGTAGCAAGTATGAGTTCGGACGCTGGGAACATGTACTTTATGGACCTTTTGCAAGTGATGAAGAGGCGGAAGAGTGGTTACATGCTGAAGAGTACGATTTCAGGGAGCGCGAGTTGATGAGCAAGACAGCTGCAGCTAAGTTGGTTGGACGAAAGGCAGTTAATGAAATGTTTAAAAAGTAAAAAATATTAACGATGCGGCAAAGATGAAGCCTCCGGTATCTGTGCAGCACTTGCCACTTTTGAACAGTAATTTACAACCTGCCCGGCAAGGTTAGAGCCGGGAGAAAGAAGTTTTATGCAAACGGTTAAAATTTTTAGAGTGTATGGAGCCGAGGGACACCGCCAGCGCGAAAGCTTTTATCGCTCCTATGTATCCGATATATCACGCCCAAATTCTCCGCGCTCCATCGAGGTGTGGAACAGTGACAAGACAGGGACCAATGATTTTTCTATTTTGCAGATCGTTGGAGAATCAGACATTGACTGTTACACTGAACTACAATTACAACTGTCAACTGGAGCTTTTGAGTGCTCGAAAGTAGGCGATGTATACGAGATTCTAGCCGATGGTCTCGCCGTAAAGATGGGAGCAACAGACCGGGGCTTTTTGCCTGTAGGCACTCCCGAAAGTCTTCCAGCACCACCCCCAAGCAAGCTCAAAAAACCACACAAAAGAGAGCGAAAAAAATATGTGTCCGTGTTGTGTGACGATGGGCACATAAAGAAAGTACTGTATGACAAGATCATAGAGCACGAGAACGCAATTATAGATGACAATTTAGGCTATGGCTACTTACACAACTACACCTCACAGGAGCTAAGAAGTTACCAAAAAGAAGCCTATGCAGATCTGAAGGAGTTAAAACGGCAGCTTAGAGAGTATCCTGGAAGCGTAATCAAAGAGGACCCTACAACAGAGCGCTTTGTTTTGGCTTATCCCAACTCTTAAAAATTCAGAAAGAAGCACGGCAGGCGCACAGCTTGCCGTTTTTCTTTGCCTATTTTCAGATATTCAGCCGTAAATTTTTAATTTGTGCAACTTGCACTTTTAAAAATATTTAACTTGATTTACACCTCATATTGTTGTATTATGCAATCAAGCTACTATATATAGTATTTATATGTAGCCTAGATATGGATATATAGAGTATATAGCCCATGATCGGAAAGGATTCCAAGCCGTGCTAAAACACGGTGCTTCTTTTTCTGGTCGTGGGCTTTTTTCTTTTCCCCAGGCCTACAGCTTTTCCGTGTCGCTTCCTTATA